ATCCGCCGCGCCCGAGAACTCTTGCCGCTGGATACGACAAGGATTCTCAGACGCTACGGGTCCGATTCAGGAATGGTCAGGTCTACGGCTACTACAACGTCCCGCCGAATGTCTGGCGGAACTTCAAGCGCGTAAAGAGCCCCGGCCGTGCGATCAACCGGACGCTGAACAACTTCGCCTACGCACCGGAACACGATCTCGACGAACCCACGGGCGATCACTGATTTACCATTTCCGGCGGCCCGGAGAATAGGCTCCTTCCCATGCCGAATACACATGGGGTGGGGCCCTTCTTCGTTCACGCGGTGAACCTGCGCCCCCATACGCCACTTATCCACCGCGCTCCCACGGACGAGATAGAGCCGCCCTATCGGCGGTCCAATTCCGTGATCCTCAAGATATGGCCGGGCAAGGGAATCGTCCTCGGCCGCTGGCGCCACACCTGGCGCTCGGAAAGCGACGCTCTCTATACCGCTCTCCAGGGATACGGAAACGCGCTGTCGACCGACGACATCCGCGACCACGCCCACAGATTCGACGCGGAGGTCGACGATGCCCTCCTCACCTGAGAACACCGAGGAAGAGAAGGCGGCGGCCCGCAGGGTCGTGGCCCAGAAGACGGACGACACCGACGAGGAGTATGAGGCACTGTGCGCGCTTGGGCTGTTCTGAAGGGGCTGTGGCAGGGCGCTGACGGCGTCTCGGAGGAGTTGGTAGACCCGGTCCGGGGGAAGGTCGCCAAGCGGCTGGACCGGCTCCCCACGGGGGACGTGCTGGACTGGGCGGACAGTGTCGGCTCGGGACTGGCGAAGGCGCTCGACGACTACCGCAAGCAGTCCACGCCGGAGAGTCTGCTGGAGGCCCGCCGAGGGGCACAGAGTCTGCTCGGCGTGCTGGATGTCCTCTCTCGTCGGGAGGCATGAAGAAGGCCCCCACCCTGATCGGGTAGGGGCCTTCAGCGTTTCCGCAGGTCAGACGGCCAATCGCAGATCAGCCACGTTGATGACGTACGTGAACGATCCCCTGGATGTCGGTGCGCCAGAGTGAGGAACCTGGCTCGTCAGCTTGCCGTTCGTGAACTCGACCAGACGGGGGTCGATGTTCCCCGTCACCCGCATGGGCGGAAGCGGCGCCTGACGCAGTGGACGGACCGGCACGGCCTCCAGAAGCGGCTCCATGAAGCTCTCCCACGTCCCGCCCCTCCAGGCCCTCCAGCGGGAGCGCAGAGCGTTCTTGTCGGGGAACCGTTCCGGCATCTCATCCCAGGGGCAGCCCGTACGCGCCTTGTGGATCAGCCCCTCCACGAGCAGTCGAAGGTCCAGGCTCCGCTTGGTGACCCGAAACGGGATGTTGGGCTTGATCTGCTCCCACAGCTCGTCCGTGAGTTCCTTCGGCATACGCCCGCGCTCGACGTGCCACGCTTCGATTTCCGACCCCGGCCCAAAGCGACGCTCCAGCGGAACCGGCCCTATAAGCGTCACCTGGATCTCCAGCAGGTCCATGATCTCGGACTTCTGCCGGTCGTTGATGTTCTCCAGGTTGAAGCTGGCGATCTCGACCAGCCGCTGGAAATCCTCCGCGCGCTGTGCGGCTTCCTCGGACTTCGACAGCATGTCCCGGGCGTCATCGAGCAGCGTCTGCTTGAGGCTGATGTCCTCGTTGATCTTAGCGACGGCCGAATTGATCGCCCGCGCGTCGACTCCTGCCGTTGCGAGATTCACCAGCGTCGTCGTGGTGAGTTCGAGAAGTCCCGCGACTTCCCGTTCGAGTTCGCCGATACGGGCGACGTACATCTCCCGGTGATCGGGCGCGGTGGTAACCCAGTCCTTGGCGATCTCCCGCAGCTTGGACTTGTCGCCGAGGAACTTCTTCAGGCTGTCCCAGACGATCTCTTCCAGCGCGACGGCGTCGATAACGGAGTCGCCGCACTTCTTGCCGGAGCAGCGGTAGGTGCGGCGGTCCTCGATCTTTACGTGGACCCCGGTGTAGTGGGCGCCGCATTCACCGATAACGCGGGTGCTGAGCGGGTGGTACTTGTAGTTCCCGGAGTGGGTCCAGCCGCCGTTTCGCCGGAGCGCGTGGCGGATGGACATGAGCCGGTCGATGTCGAAGACCATCGGGGTGTCGATGATCATCATCGGTCCGTGCTTGGGGCTGCCGTCGGGGTTCATCTTGGTGGCGCGCTTGCGGCGCTTGTTGACGACCTCGTCGGTGTTGCGGTAGACGACGAAGCCGTCGAGGGCGGTGTTGCGGAATTTGTGCCGCAGGTTGGATCCGGTCCATGCCACGCCCTTGCGGGTGAGGCGGCCGATGAGGTTGAGCATGTGGGCGGCGCGGTCGACGGTGTAGCCGCCTTCGACGATGAGCTGGGCGGCCAGTTCGAGGGTGCGGCTCTCCACGGGGTCCACGGCCAGCTTGGAGTCGCGCTTGCCCTGGTTCTCGATGCGGTAGCCGTACGGCGGGGGGCCACCGGTCCAGCCTCCGGCTGCGGCCTTCATGTTGAGGCCGTTCTGGGTGCGCTCCAGGATGGTGCGCCATTCCATCTCGGAGAAGGAGGCGAGCTGCTGGAGGGCGGTGACGCCGTGGGTGGTGGTGGTGTCGATCTCCTGGGTGACGGAGATGATGGAGGTCCCGGCGTCTTCGAGGGCCCAGACCCAGTGCCAGAAGGCACGGCCGGTGCGGCCGATGCGGTCGAACTTGTGGACGGCGACGACGTCGATCTTCTTGTCGAGGACGTCCCTCTCCAGGCGCATCATCTGGGGGCGGTCCTGCTTGGCGCCGGACTCGCCTGCGTCCTCGTAGACGTCGCCGAGTTCCCAGACGATGTTGGTCTCGTTCTGCTGTTCGTGGAGGTTCTTTTTGTCGATGTGGTCCTGGATGCCCTGGAGCTGGACGTCGAGGCCGTAGCCGACGATCTGGTCCTTGGTGGAGACGCGGATGTAGGCGCCGACGCGCTTGACTATGCGTGCGAGGGCGATGCTGGACTTGAAGCTGTTGGGGGTGCCGGGGCGGGTGCTGTTGACCTTCTCAGCCCGTGCGCGGGCGCGTTCAGCCGCTATGCTGGCCATGGCTCAGTCTCCTTTACAGACTGATCAAGGGCCTGTCCCCGCGCCTAGACTCGCGGTGGGCAGGCCCGTCTTGTTGATCAGCGCAGTATATGGGGAACGGCCCGTTTGTGTGGGGGAGTTGTGCTAGCTCGCTGCGGGCGCGTCTTCGTCCTGCGGGGTGAAGAGGATGGTGAGGAGCCGGTTCCAGCGGCTGTCTTCCATCCGGTTGTTGGTGAGGGTCACGGTGACCTGGGGCTCGTTGGAGCCCGAGGTATTAAGCGTTGTCAGGTTCGTCATGCCAGGAACGCTACTACGGCTTCCGCATTACGTCTACCGCCGGACCTTGTGAAGGGGATTGCCAAGGGCGCTTGACGTCGATACGCTGAGGTCCGCAGCGACACCCCGCAACAGGAGGAAGCGTGACCACCGCACTTCGCAGCGCGATCGACGAGTACCTGCACAACCGGCGCGTGGCCAAGGCCGACAACACCATGCGTACGGACGAGAGCCTGCTGCCCCGGTTCGCCGACCACATCGGCAACCCCAGCTTCGACGACCTCACCCCGCAGCTCGTCCGGGACTTCTTCTACGGCGACGGCGGGCTCATGGACATCCACGTCACCCGCATCAAGGGCCAGGCCCTGCGTGCGGCCGTCGGGCCGACGACGCACAACCACTACCGCAAGCGCCTGAAGGTGTTCTTCGCCTACGCCCGCGCCAACGGCTACGCCCCGCTGGACAACTACCTCAGCCTGGTCGAGCCGCTGCCCGAGCCGCTGCGCAAGCGGATGCAGCCCGCGCCGGGGATCCTCCTCCAGCTCCTGGACCAGGCCGAGTGCGCGATGCACCGGGCGTACCTGGCGGCGGCCGTGAACACCGCGTGCCGCGCGAGCGAGCTGCAAGCCCTGAAGGTCGGGGACGTCGACTTCGCGCAGAGCGAGGTCTTCGTGACCGTGATCAAGACGAAGGAGGAGGACGAGATGCCGCTCACCGCCGACCTGGAGCGGGAGCTGCGCATCTGGTTCGAGGAGTACGCGGCGCTGCTCGGGCGCCCGCTGGATGACGACGACTACCTCTTCCCCTCGCGCTCGGGCAACCAGATCAAGACGCACTACTTCGACGAGGAGCTGGGGCGCAGGGTGTACGAGCGGACCCCGTACGTGTGGCACCCGGACCGGCCGGTCGAGCGGACGGAGAAGATCGTGAAGGGGGCCCTGGCCAAGCTGGGCCTGCCGACCCGCTACGAGGGGACGCACACGGTGCGCCGGGCGGTGGCCCGCGCGTATTTCGACAAGCTGTCGCAGGAGTCGGGCTACGACGCCGCGATCCGTACGGTCTCCGCGCTGCTGCACCACCGCAACATGGCGACCACCGAGCGCTACCTGGGGCTGTCGAGTGAGACGCGGCGCCGGGACGAGACGATGAAGGGCCAGCCGTTCCTGACCTCGATGGTCTCCCAGCACAACGTCGTGCAGCTACGCCAGGCACGGTGAGACAGCAAAGCCCCCGACTGATCCCCAAAATCAGTCGGGGGCTTTGCTGTGCGGAGTCTCGCAGGTCAGTCGCCGAACACGGCGCCGACCGCTGCGTACACGAGGAACCCGACCACGAACAGGAACATGCAGAGTCCGAATATCTGGTCGAGGAAGTCGGGCTGGCTGTCTCCCTGGGGCTGGTGGTTCGCGTACCGCTGCTGCGCCTCGTAGAAGTCGTGCTGCTCACGCATCAACTGGTGCTGCATGGCATCCATCGTCGCGTCGTAGCCCTCGGGCGGGTTCGGGTTGAGGGCGTTGGCGACCTGGTGGTTGATGCTGGTCAGGCGAAAGTCTTCAGACATGGGATCCTCCATCCACATACGGCTGTGCCTTGCTCCGCAGCGGAGAGGTCTTGTCCCACACGTTCCAGCGCCCCCCACAGACCGGATCTTCGCTGTACGCTACATCCTCCGGAAATCCGGGCACAGGAGGGCGTACAGGCTTGGGATCTTCTTTAAGGTTCCGGCCGCACTTCGGGCACTTCTCCGGGTCGCGCATCGGGTACATGCCCATGGTGTGTCTCCTATTGTCGTGGGCCTTCACTCTACTCGCTCGTCAAGCGACTTGTCGAGACTGCTTGCAGAGGTGTAGCCTCGTAGATCAGGATGAACTATCGACAGGAGTGCGGTCATGGCTGAAGAGGCACGGAAGGTGTTCAAGCGTGTGCCGCTTGTGTACGACAAGGAGTTGCACGTCTCCACCGTGGACACCCCGGGGGACGGCATGTTCGTCGATCTCCGCGAGTTCATCCCGTCCCTTGAAGCGTACGGCCGTGGTGTGACCTTCTCCCAGGAGCACTTCCCCGAGATCATGGCGGGCCTGGACGACGCCTACCAGGACCTCGGCTACGAGCCGGGACTGGACCAGGACCAGTCGATGGAGTACGAGCGGTCGGAGGGCGGCGACGATGAGTGATACCGGACTGGTCGCCATCCGCTGCCGGGGGTGCCGCAGGACGGTCGGTCTGGGCAAGAAGGACGCGGCGGTGTACTGCGACGAGCGGTGCTACCGAGACTTCCCGGCGGTGTCCACGGAGGGGCGTGACGCTCTCGTCGAGGCCGTCTACTACAAGGGCCGCTACACCTTCGACCGCCTCGGCGAGATGTTCGGCTTCACCCGGCAGCGGGCCCAGCAGATCGTGAGCAAGAGGGACATCCGCAAGGGATCCTGAACCGCTTGTCAAGCCATAATTACAAAGCCGTAGACAGATACGCCTAATCTCGAATCCGTAATGTAAACGGATTGGGGTTAGGCGTGTCTGCTGTTACGGAGGAAATCGAGTCCGAGGACGCGATCAGTGACGAGACCGAGGCGGAACACCAAGCCCGGCTCGACACCGAGGTGGTCCTCGACCAGACCAGCCAGCAGTTCGTCGACGAACTGGTCGCCAAACTCCTCGTCATCGTCGATGAAGTCTCCGGCCACCCGCTGCGCCCCTACCAGCGCCCCTTCGCGGCCCGCCTGATCGAGTCCCTGATCATCGACGACGGCGCCACCATCACCGCGCTGTTCTCCCGCCAGTCCGGCAAGTCCGAGACCGTGGCCAACTGCGTCGCCGCCTGCATGATCATGCTGCCCCGGCTCGCCAAGATCTTCCCCGACCTCCTCGGGAAATTCAAAGAGGGCCTGTGGGTCGGCGCTTTTGCCCCCGTGGAAGAGCAGGCGGACAACCTCTACGGCCGCATCGTGGCCCGCCTCACCAGTGAGCACGCCCTGGAAATCATGGCGGACCCCGAAATCGACGAGACCGTACAGGGCAAGGGCCGCTCCATTACCCTCAAGCGCTCCGGATCCCTGGTCCGAAAGCAGACCTGTCACCCCCGCGCCACCATTGAAGGCCGCACCTATCACCTCATTCTCATTGACGAGTGCCAGGGTGCCGACGCCAAGATGGTGAACAAGTCGATCGGCCCGATGGGTGCCTCGACTAACGCGACCATGGTGTTCACCGGCACACCCACCTATGAGAAGGGTGTGTTTTACAACCAGATCCAGATCAATAGGCGAACGGCCACCAGACGCGGCGCCCGACAGAACCATTTCGACGCCGACTGGAAAGAGGTCTCGAAATGGTCCGACTACTACCGGAAATTCGTCAAGAAGGAACTCCTGCGCATCGGTGAGGACTCCGACGAATTCAAGTTGTCGTACCGCCTCATCTGGCTGCTCGACAAGGGCATGTTCACGACCAGCGAGCGGCTGGACGACCTCGGCGACACCTCCATGCAGATCGTCCCGGCCTACCACGCCAGCCCGATCGTCATCGGCATCGACCCTGCTCGCAAGCAGGACAGCACGATCGTCACCGCTGTCTGGATCAACTGGGACCGGCCGGACGAGTACGGCTACTACGAGCACCGGATCCTGAACTGGCTCGACCTCGCAGGAATGGACTGGGAAGCCCAGTACTACCGGATCGTGGAGTTCGTCTCGAACTACAACGTCATGGCGATCGGGGTCGACGAGGGCGGAGTCGGTGACGTCGTCATATCCCGGCTCAAGGTCCTCCTGCCACACATCGACATCGTCCCCCTGAATTCCCAGCGCCCCGAACAGTCCAAGCGCTGGAAGCACCTCATGGAACTGATGGACCGGGGACACATCTCCTGGCCCGCTCACGCTTACACCCGGCGCCTCAAGAGTTACAAGCGTTTCCGTCAGCAGATGGAAGACTTGGAGAAGAAATTCGAAGGCCCGTATGTCCTCGCAGAAGCCCCCCGCGCGGCTGACGCACACGACGACTACGCGGACTCTCTGGCACTCGCTTGCGTCCTCACCAAGGACTACACAATGCCCGAGGTCGAAGTCTCCAATTCGCCCTTCCAGCGCTAAGGAAACGTCTTGAACGACGCATGGAACATCCCAGGATTCACCGTCCAGAACGAGAACTGGGGCAGCACGCTTAATACCGGGGGTGCCCCGGCACCCACCCTTCCGGACAACGTCAAGACGGTCACGGTCACCGGGACGTTCCTCGACGACCAGGGCCGCCCCGCCAACGGACGCTTCACCTTCGACCCGTCCACGGAGCGGCTGGTCGACCCCCTGACCGGTCTGGTCATCCGGCTGCGCAGGCGCGAGGCGCAGGTCGTCAACGGCACGATGTCCGTCGACCTGATCGCCGGAGACAACGAGGCCCTGTCACCGAAGAACTTCACCTACAAGGTCAGCGGTACCGTCGGCGGCCAGCAGCAGGCCCCGTTCAACTTCTTCCTGCCCTCCAGCGTCACCACGGTGGCCCTCGGCGCGCTGGCGCAGGTGCCCTCCTCCATGGGTGTCATCAACATCCCCAACACGACCGGCACCCAGGGCGAGCCCGGACCAGGCGGAGAGAGCGCCTACCAGATCGCCATCGACAACGGCTTCACCGGCACCGCCGTGGAGTGGCTGGCCACCCTCGTCGGCCCGCAGGGCGTCCAAGGTGAACCAGGGGCTACGGGACCAGCAGGCGCTACCGGAGCGCAGGGCCTCCAGGGCGTGCCAGGTCCCACGGGAGACACCGGGCCTGCGGGTGCCACGGGCGCGACCGGTCCGCAAGGTCCCAAGGGGGACACGGGTGCAGCCGGAGCCGATGGCGCTACCGGCCCGCAGGGTGTCGCGGGACCGCAGGGAAGCGTCGGCCCGCAGGGAGCGCAGGGAAACCCGACCACGGTCAACGGCAAGTCCGGCGCCAGCATCACCCTGACGTCCACCGACGTAGGCGCTGACGCTTCCGGCGCGGCGACCTCTGCCGTGTCCGCTCACGTCGCCGCAGCCGACCCTCACGGGGACCGCGCGGACGCCGCTACCAAGTACCTCCCTGTCACAGGCGGCACGCTCTCTGGTGGGCTGACCGGCACCACCTTCACCGGGTCGGGCACCACCCAGTTGGGAAACCTGCGCCTCGGCAGCGGAAGTTCCTTCGGTGGCGCCAACGGTGGAGCCCTGCTCTTCCAGAACGTCACGACCCCGCCGACCGCGAACCCGTCCTCCAGCGGTGGTGTCGCGTACGTCGAGAATGGTGTGTTCAAGGTCCGGGGCAGTGACGGCACCACCTTCGACACCTCCAGCGCAGTCTCCTCGCCCGTACCGGTCGACCACGGCCTGATCGCCTGGACCCAGGACCCGGCCACGGTCAACCCCTCGGGTGTCGCACTGTCGTCGGGCGCGCTCGCGCTGTCCAAGGTCTTCATCCGCAACACCAAGACCGCCGCCAACTTCTGGTACGCGGTCACCAACGTCGGTGCGGGCCTGTCCGGGGCTTACGTGGGCCTGTACAACTCCTCCGGCACGCTGATCGACCAGAGCCCGGACCAGTCGACGGCGATGACGTCCACGGGTACGAAGCAGGCCGCGATGGGTGTGTCCCACTCCCTCACCCCGGGCTGGTACTGGGTGGCGTTCCTCGTGTCGGCCGGTACGACCATGCCGACGGTGGCCCGTGGCACCAACGCGATTCTCGGAATGGGCAACGTAAATCTCACGGCTGCCACGTACCGATTCGGTGCCTACGGATCTGGCCTTACCTCACTTCCCGGATCGCTCGTGCTGGCGAACATTACGAACGTGGCGAACGGAACTGTCTGGGCCGCTCTCTCTTAGCGGTATTAACAATGCCGTCCGTAATCCTCCTACGCTTGAAGCGTTCCTTCGCTATCGGAAGAGGATTACGGAATGGCAGGAAATCTCGCACCCGACCCGCAGTTCCAGGAGCGCGTCGGCACCGTCTATGAGCGCAAGTTCGCCGACAACGGCGCGCGGCGCGGTCCTCTTCGATTTGAGGAGGGCGTAGCCACCGACACGGACGTCCCGAACGAGTTCACCAAGGGCGTCATGCAGGGCTACCTCACGGCGCCCGGTCGGCCGAATCACAACGCGAACGTGTACGAAAAGTTCCCACAGGAGACCATGGCCGAGCGGGTTCACGTCGGCTCTGCCGCGTGGGTCGAGGCTCCGACCTACCTCGGTGAGTTCTCGCACGGTTCGTTCTCCGACTACGCGGCCGTCTCCTACGAGGAGGTCGTGCGTAACGGCAGCCGCTACGAGCGGCTTTCCCCGGCGGTAGTGGACGACTGATCCATGGTTGCGTTCCATGACCGCCGCAGGGCACCGAAGGCGTCCGTCGATGAGGTGCTTCCCAAGCTGCCCCTGTCAAAGGGGGACACGGTTGGGAAGCACCTGATCGACGAACGCTATCTGGTGCGGGGCATTCCCGTAGAGACCGAGGACGGCTCTAAGAGCCGCCAGTACTTCCTGCACGAGGTTCTGCCGAACGGCAATGTCGTGCAGCGCGGTGAGGAGCCTTTCGAGAGCCGCCGCGCGGCGAAGAAGTCTGCACGTTCCCTCGCGCCCACGCGCGTCGTCGAGATCTAAAGTCGGAGTCGTTTACCCATGAGCGGTGCAATCTCATTCGCGAGCCCCAGCATGCGGGCTTCGGGGTCGGACCTTACGGTGTCGATCTCTCCTCTCGGCCTTGTCGAACTGGCCGACGAGGAGTTTGAGGTGCACGGGCCTCGCTTGAACCGGTACAGCCAGAACTTTGCATACTACCTGGGCCATCACTGGGGCTACCGGAGAGAAGCGGGCGAGGCGCAGATCACGTTCAACTACGTGAAAGCGTTCGCCGACTACATCAACAATTTCACGTTCGGACGCGGTGTCCACTTCAAGAGCGTGAAGCAGTACGAGCACATCATTCCCGGCCTCTTGAAGAGGGCCTGGGAGGTCGACAACCGCAAGGAGCAGTTGCTCTGGGAGATGGGCCAGCAGGGCGGCATCTCGGGTGACTCCTTCGTGAAGGTCGCATACGAGCCTGGATTCGAAGACAGCACGGGACAACCACACGCAGGCCGCGTACGCATCCTTCCCCTGAACGCTTCCTTCTGCTTCCCGGAGTGGCACCCCCACGACCGGGACCGTCTGATCCGCTTCAAACTCAAGTATCGCTTTTGGGCGACGGGTGAAGACGGGACGCGTTCGGTGTACACCTATGTCGAGGTCCTGACGGACGACTCGATCGAGGAGTATCTGAATGACGAGTTGATCGACTCCCGGCCGAACCCTCTCGGGACCATTCCGGTCGTGCACATCGCCAATGCTCAGGTCTCGGGTTCTCCGTGGGGTCTGTCGGACATCGCCGACATCATCTCGCTGAACCGTGAGTACAACGAGAAGGCGACGGATATCAGCGACATCATCAATTACCACGCAGCCCCGGTGACAATCATTTCCGGCGCGAAAGCATCGAACTTGGAGAAGGGCCCACGCAAGGTGTGGGGCGGCCTTCCCAAGGAAGCCCAAGTGTATAACCTGGAGAATGGCGTCGATCTTGCTGGACCGCTTCAGTACCTGGAGATGATCAAGCGCTCCATGCACGAGATCACGGGCGTTCCGGAAACGGCGCTCGGTCAGATGCAGCCCGCTTCGAATACGTCGGGCGTGGCCTTGGCGATCATGTACCGGCCGATGATGTCCCGCTACGACCAGAAGAAGATGCAGTACTCCGTCGGCCTCCAGAAGGTCAACGAACTCATCCTCAAGACGCTGTTCACCTTCGAGCCTGAGACGCGGCTCTATGACCCCTCCACCGAGGGAATCATGAAGGACGACCAGCCGCCGATGGTCGACGTTCTCGACCCGATGGCCTACTTCACCGAGTGTGAATGGCCTGCCCCTCTCCCGGTCGACACCCTCATCAAGTTGAACGAGATCCAGGCGAAGATGTCGATGGGCCTTGAGTCCATGCGCGGAGCCCTCCACGACTTGGGCGAGGAGTTCCCGGACGAGAAGGTGCGGGAGATATTCGAGGAGCAGATCGAGGACGCCAAGCAGCAGGGCGCTCTGCGAATGCTAAAGGCTCAGATCGATTCGAGTATTCTCCAGTTGACGGGAATGCCGCCTGATGGGGCGGAGGCGCCTGCACCCCAGACTGATGCAGATGGGAATCCCGTCGGCCCGCAGCCTGGTGGTCCGAATCCGGTGACGCTTCCCGGTGGTGTCGAACTCGGCAACATCACGGCGTCCGAGGTTCAGAAGATGACTACAGAAATCGTGACACAGGCGTATGGCCCGCGTGCTGGGCTTCGCCGCGACCCGGACAAAAGTACCGACTAGGAGTTCGTCCCCATGACGCTTAATACCTCGGGCATTTCGGTGCCCGCCGACGCGATTCTCGGGTACCGCAAGGACGGCCGTCCGATCCGTGCCATCGCAGGCGGCGCTCCGCAGCCCGGCGAGGGTGGCGACCCCGTTGTCGTCGTCCCGGCCGCTGTCGTCGAGGCCCCTGCCACCCCTCCGGCCGAGGCGCGTTTCACCGCCGAGGACATTCAGCGGGCGCGGTCGGAGGAGAAGGACAAGTTGTACAAGCGCCTTCAGACCGTCGAGGACCAGAACAAGCAGTTCCTCTCCGAGATCGAGGCCCAGCGCAAGGCGCGCGAGGAGGCCCAGGCCGAGGAGGAGCGCAAGCGCCAGGAGGCTCAGGCCCAGGCGAAGCGTCAGGCGGAGGAGGACCTGTCCGTCAAGGACCTCCTGTCGGTCAAGGAGCAGGAGTGGAACACCCGCTTCGAGCAGATGGAGCGTGAGCGCGAGCAGGAGCGCACTCTGTTCGCCAAGGAGCAGGAGTTCAATAACCTCCAGTCCTACATTCAGCGTCGCGTCGGTGAAGAGACCAACGAGATCGCTCCCGAACTTCTCGACTTCGTCGGCGGTAATTCGCCGGAGGAGGTCGAGTCTTCCATCGCTACAGTCAAGGCGAAGACCCAGGCTATTCTGGAATCGGTTCAGCAGGCTGCTATTCAGCAGCGTGCTTCCATGCGTGGTGTGAGCCCCACGGGCTATTCCACCACGGGACCGATGGACACCGATCCGGGCACTAAGTCGTACTCCCTTTCTGACCTCCGCGACATGCCGATGTCGGAGTACGCCAAGATTCGGGGCCAGTTGGGCGTCGGACAGGCAGCCCAGAACCAGCGTGGACTGTACTCGTAATTCGGTCGAGTACCCGTAACTAAGGAAATCCAAGTATGCCTAGCGCGATCACTGGTACCCCGAATCTGTCGGGTTCGCCGACGAACTACTCGGGCGCCAACAGCACTCTCGGTGCGGCCATCCAGACCATCTGGAGCAAGGAAATCTTGTTCCAGTCCATGCCGATTCTGCGTTTCGAGCAGTTCGCCGTCAAGAAGACCGAACTCGGCGTTCAGCCCGGTCTGACGATCAACTTCATGCGTTACAACAACCTCGGCGCTGCTTCGCAGTTGGTCGAAGGTGTGCGCATGCAGACCAACGCCCTCTCGGCCTCTCAGTTCTCCATCACGGTCGCCGAGCACGGCTACGCCGTCGCGGTCTCCGAGTTGCTGTTGAACGCCTCGTTCGACGACGTCATGGCCTCGGCCAGCCGCCTGCTCGGCCGCAACATGGCGCTCTACCTCGACCAGTCCGCCCGTGACACCCTGCTCCAGGCGACCTCGAAGATCTGGGGCTACAACAAGTACGCCTCGTCCACGCCGATGACGAATCTCGGCGTGTACACCCACGGCACCGCCGCGACTTCCACGGACGGTCTGGACGGCACCTTCGACTTCACCACGGCGCTCGTCAAGGACGCCGTCGAGACGTTGGCCACGAAGAATGTCCCGCGATTGGGCGAGACCTACGTGTGCTTTATCCACCCGCACCAGTCCCGCAAGTTGCGCGATGATCCCGAGTTCATCGAGGTCACCAAGTACGCGGCCCCGGGGAATTTCCTCCTGGGAGAAATCGGCCGGATCGCGGACACGGTATTCATCGAGACCACGCAGGTCAAGCAGGTCACGAATGCGACCGGTAAGACCGTCTACCAGTCGATCTTCCTGGGCGACAATGCGTTCGGCCACGCGATCTCCCTCCCGGTGGAACTCCGCGACGGCGGCATCCTCGACTTCGGACGAGAGCACGCGCTCGCCTGGTACGCCATCTGGGGCCTCGGCTTGATCACCGATCAGGCCGTGCTTGTCGCGGAGACGAACTAATCTCTCAGCCTGTCTGATGGCTTAGTTGGTATTCGCGGCCACGCGATCCTGAAGGTTAGGGGAGCGGTTCTGGATTACCAGGACCGCTCCCCTTTCTCGTTAAAGTAGTACCGCCTCACACACCTGAGTCCCGAACCCGGAGAAACAAATGCCTGCACGTAATGTTGCCCGTCCCGGTGACCTGACCGGCCGTAACAAGGCCGCCCTCACCAAGGAGCACGCCGACGAACTGGCGGCCCGCGAGAGGGAGATCTCCCTCATCAACGAGGCTGCGGCTGCCGAGAAGTCGGACACCGTCGTCGAGGCCCGCCCGAAGACCCCGGAGCCGGTCGTCGAGACCGTCATCGAGGTCGCCGAGGCCGTCCAGGTGGAGATCCCTCACCGTGAGTTCCGGGTGAACACCTCCATCGAGAACATGACCTATGGCCATGGCCAGCACTACGACTTCGTCGAGGGCCAGCGCTACAAGGCGCCGAAGGACCTGTACGACCACCTCGACGGCCTCGGCTACATCTGGCACTGACGGTCCAAGGAGACCCCCTCACATGACTACTCCCGCTCCCTCCCCGGCCACGGGTGAGACGTACGTGCTGGAGAACGCCGAAGGCCACGGAGCCGGGCTGGGCCACCTGCCCACCGGCTCCGAGGTCGTGGTGGTCGACGTGCACCCGGCTGGCACCGCTGGTGTCGGCCACGCTGGCGAGGACTCGGTCGTGCTCGCGCACGACTACGACACCCACGTCATCACCGACGACGGCAACCGCGCGCCCGGCAAGGCGGTCCGGCACTTCTCCATCCACCTGTCCGACTTCACGCGACTGTTCAAGAAGGCGGATGCCTGATGCCTGGTACCAATCCCGTCTGGGCCGGTAACGCCCTGGACATGCTCACCGGCCGGGCCATCGCCCTCGCGGCGCCGCGCACGACCTACCTGGCCCTGCTGATCGCCGACCCGACGCAGGAGGACGGCACCTACAGCATGACCGCCCTGCCGGAGGTCACCACGACCGGCTACGCCCGGCAGCAGGTCGTCTGGACCGCACCGTCCGGCGCCCCGATGACCACCGGCAACAACGCGCTGCTGTTCTTCGGCCCGTTCACCGCCGACATGACCGACGCGGCCACCTACGCCGCCCTGGTCACTTCCGCGTCCGGCACGACCGGCACCGTCATCTACGCGTGGCCGATCGACAGCCCGCTCCAGGCGGCGACGAACGAGTCCCTTCAGATCGCCGCTGGCGCGCTGACCCTTAATACCTGATCGGAGTCGCGGAATGGCCACGCTTGAAGACCTGCGGTCGCGGGTGAGGAGCGAGCTGGGCGACCGGCTCACGCCGTTCCGCGACACCATCCGGGGAACCGGGGACGTCGCCGAGTACGAACTGAGCGCGAACAACGTCACGGGCCTGGAGGCCGTCCAGGTCGTCGGCACCACGCAGACCGTCCTGACCACCAGCGACTACGTCCTGGACGCGCTGAACGGCATCCTCACCCTGAACGCCCCGCTCCCGCTGGACGCGCTGCTGCTCGCCTCCGGGCAGTCCTACAGCCTGTTCGCCGACGACGAGTTGGACGTCTACCTGAACGACGCGTTCGCCCAGCACAACCGGGGCCGGACGATCTCCGCCCGGTACCGCGACGACAACGGCTTCATCCGCTACGCCGAGGAGCCTGTCGACTTCGCGAACCTCCCGCCGGAGGAGGACGTCATGATCGTCATGCTGGCGTGCACCGAGGCGATGTGGGCGCTGGCCACCGACGCGGCGACGGACATCAACGTCCAGACCGCCGACGGTACTTCGGTCGACCGGGGCCAGCGGTTCGCGCAGATCCAGAAGCAGATCGAAATGCTCACCGACCGGTACAAGATGCTGTGCGAGAAGATGGGCGTCGGCCTGTACGCGATCGAGGTCACCAACCTGCGGCGTGTCTCCCGTACGACCAACCGTCTCGTGCCGATCTTCCGTGAGCGCGAGTACGACGATTACTCCCTGCCCACGCGGATCCTCCCGCCGATCGGGCCGGGCCACCAGAACGACGACGACTCCGGGATCCCCTCGCAGACGTGGGGCGGGTACTTCTGATGGGCCGCCTGGACTGGAAGCGGTCGGGGCGGTTCAACGCCAACTACGAGACCACCGAGATGATGGCGTCCCTGCGGGGGCGCCAGCACGAGACCGGCGAGATGGTCCAGTACTACCGCTACTCCCACAGCGACCCGGCCGGGGAGGACCTGTACGACGAGGCGACGGGGCAGGGCAAGACGTTCATCGGCCCGTACCGGATCCCGGCCCTGCACGTCATCCACAGCCAGGGCGCCGCGCAGGACACCCCGCAGGGTCTGTACACCGTCGACAACATCTCCCTCACCTGCTCGTTCGACAGCCTGCGGAAGATGGGATTCACGGACCAGGACATCGACCACGGCAAATACCTGGTGGACCGGCTCGTCTATGACGCCTCGGTTTTCCGCGTCACGTCGATTGCTGTTCTGGGCCAGATTCAGAACCGGGACATCATCGTCAGTATCGAGTGCGTCCAGATGAAGCCGGACGAGCTGGTCAACGATGTTCAGTTCGCTCACTGGTCCCAAGCCGTCTGACTATAAACTTCTCCACCTTTCTTGGGATCCTGAATGGCGGAAGACTTCTGCTATTCGAGACCCGTGAGGCCCGCTTTGCCATGGCTCATCAACGAGGACCGCGCCGTTAAGGCGAAACTCCAGGGTCTCTCTGTCACTGACGCGAATGCACCGGACGGCCGACCCGTTCCGGTGCGTTACCGCATTCCCGAGACGGAGCTGGCCAAGCAGACCTTCCCCCTGGTGGTCATCGAGCACGCGGGTATCGAGAAGGCCGACGAGCGGGAGCACCGTGGCCCTGTCTTCCTGCCGTACGCGCCCGAGGGCAAGCCCGGCTGGTGGGCGGAGGGAGACACCTCCTACGACGTCACCGAGTCCCCGTACCTCGTCGAGTACCCGGTCCCCTTCGACCTGCGGTACCGCGTCATGGTCTTCACCCGTCTCGCGGAGCACGACATAGCGCTGGCGTCTTCGATGATGCAGCGCGACCGTCTCCCGGCGCGTTTCGGCTTTCTGGAGATTCCCGAGGACGGGACGGTACGGCGCCTGGACCTTCTCGGTGGACCCGAGCTGGCCGACACCCGTGACGAGAACGGCAAGCGCCTGTTCCGCCGCGAATACCTGATCTCTGTATCCAGCGAAATGCTCCAGTCCGATGCCGAGTCCTACGTGAAGGCGACCGGTGTGGCGCTGGACTTCGAGTACTCCACGGACCACGTAATCCGCCCATGAACCGTACCCAGGATTCGTAACCCCAGGAATTCCTTTTACCCAGGAGAAACAGATGACTGTCTACAAGCGGCCTGGTGTTTACATCAGCGAGACGCTGACCCCGCTCAGCCAGACCGTAACCACGCCCGGCGAGTCCGTCGCGGCCTTCGTCGGCACGAACAAGCAGGGCGGGCCGCTGGCCCCCACGCTGGTGTCGTCCTGGTCGCAGTACGTGGCCACCTTCGGGGGCTTCGGGGACACGAGCGAGTACCTGCCGTTCAGCGTCTACCAGTACTTCAACAACGGCGGCAGCGGTGCCTACATCGTGCGTGCGGCTGCGGCCGACGCGGTCGCGGCAAGCGTCTCGCTCGACGACACCGAGGCGACTCCCGAGCCGACCCTGAAGATCACCGCGATCTCTCCGGGCTCCTGGGGCAACACGGTCTACGTGGACGTCACGGCGGCCTCGTCCGGCGGTGGCCGCTTCGACCTGTACGTGTACGTGGGCGGTGACACGGCGGCCTTCCTCAAGGAGCGCTTCACCGATGTCTCCCTGGACCCGGCCGACTCCCGCAACGCCACCGCGCTGATCAACTCCCCGGTCACCGGCTCGTCCTTCATCCACGTCCAGAGCCTGCTTAATACCGCGTGGGTGCCGACCCACGCCCCGGCCATCCAGTCCGGTGTCGCCCTGGCGGGCGGTTCGGACGGTGTCGCTGCCGTGGACCTGGCGTCCGCGTCGGAGCGTCTGGAGGTCGTCGAGGCGAACCTGGTCCTCAACCTCCCGGGTGTCACCGACGCGACCGTCCTGAACCCGATCATCGAGTGGGCCGAGGAGCAGGGCAGTGTGTTCGTCGTCGTGGACGGCGTGAAGTCGACCTCGGCCGACAACGCCCACTCCTACGCGCTGTCGCTCCAGGGCATGTCCACGGGCGGCTCGGCGCTGCGGGCGTCCTCGTACGCGGCCGTCTACGGGCCGTGGCTGATCGTCAACGACCCGGCGACCACTGCGTCCGGTTCGGCCCGTCTGCTGCCGCCTGGCGGCGCGGTGCTCGGCCAGTACGCGCGCACCGATGCCTCGCGTGGGGTGCAGAAGCCTCCGGCCGGTATCGACACCGTCCTCAAGGGCGTGCTGGACACGGAGTTCCGGTTCTCCAACGACGACCAGGACGCGCTGAACGTCGCGGGCGTCAACGTGCTGAAGTCGCTGCCGGGCACGGGCTTTGTCATCTACGGCGCCCGGACGCTGTCGACGGGCATGCCGGACCGGTACGTCTCCATCCGCCGGTCGCTGATGCTGATCAAGAAGGGCATCCTCGACGCCACCCGCTTCGCGGTCTTCGAGCCCAACGACTCGATCCTGTGGGACCAGATCAACGCGGTCATCACGCAGTACCTGCTCACCCTGATGCAGACGGGCGTGCTGGCCGGGACCACGCCGGACCAGGCGTACTTCGTCACCTGCGACTCCTCGAACAACACCGCCGCCTCCGTGGCCAACGGCGTCGTGAACATCTCCGTCGGCGTCGCGGTTCAGACCCCGGCCGAATTCATCGTCATCGAAATCGGCCAGTACTCGGGTGGGTCCTCCGCGACCGACTCGACGGCCACTTCCTGAGAGGTAACTGACTGATGGCTACGACCACTTCGACCGTGGGGCACATCGCAACGGACCCGTTGCGTAACTTCAAGTTCCAGGTCCAGATCCAGCACCCGGGCATCAAGGGCTTCGCCCGCATGGGCTTCATGTCCCTTTCGGGCTTGAACGTCACGACTGAGGTCATTCCATACCGTGAGGGTGGAATGAACACGACAACTCAGAAGATGCCCGGTCAGTCCGACTTTGCCCCGATCACGCTGTCCAAGGGCCTCGCGGTCGGCGACAGCCAGATGATGGACTGGATGCGCCAGTTGTTCACCGTCATCCAGGGCACCGGCAACGGGAAGGCCGGACAGGAATTCCGGCACATGGTCGACATCAAGGTGCTCGACCACCCGGTGACTTCCGGTGCCACTCCGGCCAAGGCTGCATTCCGCGTCTACAACGCGTGGCCGACGGCGGTTGCCTTCTCCGACCTCGACGCCGGAGCCAATGCGATCGTCGTCCAGCAGATGACCCTCGCCCACGAGGGCTTCGAGTTCAAGTTGGCTAACAGCACGGGCTCGTCTTCCGTTAGTTTCTAATAGCGGATTCCCGAGACTCGACTAGGAGCAACACCAGTGGCTACCGACCTTAATACCGAGGGGTACACCAACCCCCTCGCCAACCCGAGCGCATCGAATGCCGCCATCGCGGCGATTCTGAATGACAACGGGGGACAGGTCGCCAAGCCCGAGATCACCCTCCCGGCAGGCGGTAATTTCAGCCTGCCGGGAGGCTATGTTCTGGGCGGCGACTACGCATCCGTCCGCTACGACGCCGACGTCCGCGAACTGACCGGCGCCGATGAGGAAGCC